ATATAATAAAAACCTTGTGGAAAATCCTGCTACAAAGAGCTATAACACAATGATCAATCGCTACAGTGCTGTTATGGCGCAACTTTTAAATTTGCTTCCGAAAGATGAACAGCCGATTGCGGCGAAACAGGTTGATCCTAAAGAAGAAAAACTAAAAAAGTTTATTAAAAAAGCCAGTGATAAAAAGTGAAGCAACACAATTATATAAGAGAGTATTATGACAAGATACAAAACGGTGAAATCATTGCAGGTAAACGCATAAAACAGGTATATAAAGCACTTAATGACGAATTAGATAATCCAATAGGAAATTGGATTTTTGATATAGAAAAGGCAAATGAACCGATTGATTTTATCGAAACATACTGTAAAAACTCAAAAGGTAAATGGATGGGGAAACCTGTAAAATTGCTCCTATGGCAAAAAGCACTTTTACAAGCAATTTATGGATTCATTGATAAAGATACAGGTTTGCGCAGATGTAGAGAAGCATTTGTTGAATGTGGCAGGAAAAACGGAAAATCGACTTTGCTTAGTGGCTTAGGCGTTTTTGGTATGTTATCTGAAAATGGCGCACAAGTTCTTTGCAGTGCAAATAAATATCAACAGGCACGAATCATATTTGATGAAGCAAGGAATATGGTGGAACAATCGCCAGAATTAAAAAAAATAATTCGTAAACGCAAAATAGATATGTACTGTGATCTGAACTTCTCCTTTATGTTGCCATTATCAAAAAACAGTGAATTATCCGATGGCCTTAATGCCAGTTTAGCACTAATAGACGAGGTACACAGTAATAAAGACCGTTACTCATATGACGTGATTAAACAATCCATGAGTGCAAGAGAACAACCGCTAATATTTACAATTAGTACGGCAGGATTCGTCCGTTCTGGATTATTTGATACATTGCATGATTATGGATGCAATATCCTTGACGGTAAAATTACTAACAAAGATGTGCCTTATGGCAGCTTTTTACCATTCTTTTATGAACTGGATGATGTGAAGGAAATTGATAATTCTGATATGTGGATAAAAGCTAATCCGTCATTAGGTGTTATTAAATCATTCGATGAGTTAAAAGCAAATGTAGAACGTGCAAAGGTAGATTCTACATTCCTGCCAACATTAAAAACAAAGGATTTTGATATACCGGAAAATGTTGCAGGTAGTTGGTTGACATTTGAGGAGCTGAATAATACCAATACATTTGATCTAAAATCATTCAGCGGTAGTTATGGAATTGGTGGAGTAGATTTATCGGAAGTTGGGGATTTGACTTGTGCAACCATGCTTATGATGCACGACAATGATGAAACGAGATATGTATTACAGCATTATTTTATCCCTGCTGATACAGCGGAAAAGCACATTAAACAGGATAAAGTACCATATGACGAATGGCAAAGAAAAGAATTAATTACATATTGTAAAGGCAACAGAATCAACTATTCAGATGTCACAAATTGGTTTGAAATGATTGAAAATCAATATCATATTATTCCATATTGGATATATTATGACAGGTGGGGTACTCAATACTGGAGTAAAGAAATGGAAAACAAGGGTTACACAATTAAACCTTGTGGACAAGGGTATAAATCAGTATCGCCTGTAATGAAGCAAATGCAAGTTGATTTTCAAGCGCATTTAATAAACTACAATAACAATCAAATTACAGCGTGGTGTTTGAGTAATACAGCGGTAGTGAGTGATCCTTCTGGAAATATAAAATTTGATAAATCCAAAAACAAAAAATTACGCATTGATGG